ACTTCTATGACTGCAATGACACACTGGATGCATTCCTTCGGGATGACATCACTACCGTAGCACAGGCTCGCAAAGTCCGTGCTATTTTTCCGTCCGTTACTACCGTACTTGGCATCTGCAAGGATGAATTTCTAGACAGCATCTACAAGCCAAGCAAGATGGTCGAACTTGGCAGAGAGAACCCTTACACGCACTGGCGGGAGATTGAACGCCTATGCTACGGGATGCGCAAGCACCCATCCGATGGATCATTGATACCATCATCTGAATTTGGCACAGCAGTGCACCACCGTATTGAAGAGTTGGTACAGGCTCAGTTGCACGGGCACGAGGTAGGGGAATCACCATACCAAGGGTGGGCAGCACCATTCCTAGAGTGGATGCAGGTCTGCGATGTAAAGCCGATCGCCACCGAGTGCGTAGTTGCAGACAAGCTGATCAAGATAGCGGGAAGCGTAGACTTCATTGGCTATGACAGCGAAGGTAAGCTATTCCTAGCGGACTACAAGTGCCGCACCAATACCAAAGGCAAAGCCAAGGTGTACGACAAAGACTGCGAGCAGTTAGCCATCGAAGCTTTCATCATTCAAAAGCAGCACGACCTAGATTACACGCCAGAGTGCAGGTCAGTAGTCATTGACTGCGATACCAAGAAGCACTGGCACCACGTCTGGAATACAAAGGACGTGAAGCAGGGCATTGCCAACGCCAAGCTAATGGCAAAACTTTACTGGAACAAAAGGATGAAAAAGTGAAAGACCTATACCCGATTGACTGGGATGACTGCGGATACTTTCTACAGGATGATGCAATCAAACTGGATGGACTTGACTCAGCTGTACTGGGCATCACCGACACTGGGCACCTGTGCTACAGCTATGAACTAATCGTAGACGTATTCGTTACACGGGATGAAATGCAGTACGACGAGGCTATCGAGTGGGTGGAGTACAACATTGTACCACTGCATATGTACGGTGGCTTCTCACTGGTATACACGGACATCTAGGTATGGTATTTGAAATCAAATACAAGCAGCAGGACATGCCGAAGGGATTCATCTGCAGTGCAATCAAGCACGCTCACACAGCTGAGGCTGCACTCAAACTCTTCGCACCCAAGAAGCCAGACAGAGGCGGGTACACAACAACCAAGCGTAAGGCATACGTACAAATCATAAGCGTAAATGAAATACCTACCAAGCAGCAAACTCAAGCAGTGGAGGGAAGACAACAAGCCGAAGGTGTGCCCGATCTTCAAGTGCAGTCTAAGTGATTCAGTAGTCGATCACTGCCACGATACTGGACTGATACGGGGCGTGCTGCACAGGCAGAGCAACGCTTGGGCTGGAAAGATTGAGAACTCTTGGAAGAGATTCGGTCGTAACAATTCAAAGGCTACCCTGCCAGAGGCACTACGTGCCCTAGCAGACTACCTAGAGAATGCCAGGACAGACGTGATGCACCCAGTCGGACTGACACAGAAGTGCAAACGCTTTAAGAGATTGCCAAAGGCCACGCAGATGAAGATATTAATTCAAATGAAATGCGAAGAAAATGATATTAACTCTTGCAAGAATGCAGCCGAGCGCACACAGTATTTTCGTACTGCTTTTATTAAGCAGTGCACCTAACCAATAACACATAACACATAACACATAACAAGAACACATATGAGTACACTAAATAACAGCATACAAGAACTAGAAAAGCAGCACGCTACATTCAACGTAGCACCCTTGACCGATGACCTTTCATACTCTTATCTAATTGAGATTGAGCAAGGCGAAGGAACCGAATACTGTGGAGTAAGTAGCATTGAAGAGGCCTTTCAGTTAATGCTAGAGCATCCGTGCAGCACAGCCACCATCAACATTGGCAATAAAGTACCTAGCATTAAATTCAACTAACGCATAAAACATATGAACATATTACAACAGATACAGTCGGAGCTGAAGGCTCCCAAAGGCCAGAAGAATAACTTCGGCAACTACTCATACCGCAGTGCCGAGGATATCCTCAGTGCGGTTAAGCCCCTACTGCAGAAGCACGAGGTGTCACTCATTATCAGCGATGACATTGTTGGAGTAGAGGGACGTGTATACGTCAAGGCAACAGCAACTCTATGCTCGAGTGCAAAGGACTGCGAGCCACTTGCCCGTTCCACTGGCTTTGCTCGTGAGGCTCTTACCAAGAAGGGGATGGACGATGCCCAGATTACTGGCTCGGCCTCCTCCTATGCACGTAAGTACGCTCTTAACGGACTTCTATGCATCGACGATACCAAAGATCCCGATGCAACAAACACTCACGGGAAGGGCGAACCTTCCTACAAAAAGAAAACACAAACCCTGGATGGGTTAATATAATGGAAACCAAAACATACGACAACAACAACAGTGGTGCACTCTTCCCTAACGACCGTAAGGAAAAGGAGACTCACCCCGATCTCACTGGCTCTTGCGAAATTGACGGCAAGGAGTACTGGTTCAAGGGCTGGAAGAAAACAAGCAAGGCAGGCAAAGCTTTTTTGTCTGTAGCGTTCGACCCGAAGGAAGCCAAGCCAGACGTAGTTTCGTCTGGAGTTGCCCCAATGAGCGACGATCCTATCAGCTTCTAGATGCTAGACTTTGATAAGATCTGGTGGGAGAAATTCCGCCACGATGAGGTTGGTTCCATTTTGGAACTGACCGCTGGCAAATGCTCGGACTACACAGGAGGCGAAAGCTGCGATAACCCCTTCGCAAACTTTGACGGCTCCTCCGAGTTTGGTGTGCACCCCTTGACTGGGGTGTGCATCAGAATGCAGGACAAATTCCAGAGAGCGAAAGCTTTCTGTAAGGATGGCAAGCTATCCGTATGCACCGAAGGCGACCAAGCTAAGGACATCTTCCGAGATCTCATTGGCTATTCACTGATCGCACTAGGTATGCTTGAAAGACAAGACCGCCAACCATAACTACCCTACTCGCCAGTTGCAGTCCGATCCTGCAGCTGGCACTAGGATTTATAAACTATGAAAAACTATGACAAACGCACACAACTTACTAGAAGCAGACACAGAACTACCACATAATTTATCAGCAGAGCGGGCACTGATTGCCTGCTGCTTACTCGGGGACAACTCAGATGCATACGACCGCATCTCTGGGATAGTACGGCCCGATGACTTCTATACGTTAAGCCACCAGCTTGCGTATCAATCTATAGCCGAGCTGTCTGGAGCAGGGGAACCCATCGACGAAATCAACCTTGTCGAACGCCTTAAGGTAAACAACAGCCTCGACGAAGTCGGAGGCATCGCAGGTGTAATGGCCCTAGCAGGGTCCGCCGATACCCCTTTCCAAGTACTCAACTATGCAGGCATAGTAAAGGAGAAGAGTAACCTACGCAGGATGCACCGAGCATACAGGATGGCCGCCGAGCGCAGCGCATCAGAGCAAATGCATTCAGCCGAGATCCAAGGGGAACTGGACACTGAACTAAGCTTAGTCAATGGGACAGAGTCAGGAGTTGAGAGTATCTCTAACTCAGTTGAGCTACTGCAAGAAGAGTTTAAGCAGATGCAAGATGGCACCTACGTTAAGGACGTAGTACGCACGCACATACCGCACCTAGATGATAAGCTAGGGATGGGAGGCATCGGGGCAGGAGAAGTATGTATCATCGCAGCACCTACCTCCTGTGGTAAGTCCGCCGTAGCCATTAACATTGCACTACGTGCAAGCAAGATAGAGTCCGTACCTTCTGCCATCTTCTCCTTTGAAATGCCGCAGAAGCAAATTGCTAGGCGTATGATCCAGACACTCAGCGGTGTCAACCTACGTCAGATCGAAGAGAACGTAGCTACACCTGCCAAGGTGAAGTCAGTGCACGCAGCTAACGAACTGCTGGCGGGCCTGCCCATCTACACTGTGCACGCAGTCAAGGGGGCCGACGACCTACGGAGTCAGATCAGACTACTGGTACGTACGCACGGAGTTAAGCTCGTGGTCATTGACTACCTTCAGCTAATCCCATTCGGGAAGAACGTAGGTAAGACCGAGGGTATCTCATCTATCTCTCACAAGATAAAGCAGATAGCAGTGGAGCTGGAGATCGGCATCCTGCTGTTAGCACAGGTCAATCGTGAAGGTGCCAAGCGTGAAAGCGGCCTTTCATTGTACGACCTTAAGGACTCGGGTGACATTGAGAATGACGCAGATGCAGTCATCCTTATGTGGCCAGAGGGAGGGGACGTTGAGTCAGCCAAGAAGCTTGACTCAGTCGGACCATACACTGAGCTGCAATACTCAGTTGCAAAGAATCGAGAAGGCGAACGTGACGTTCGTGGAATCTTCAAACTATATCACTGCGTAGGAATCATCAAGTAATGCTAAACAAAATTAAACTAACTGAAATCGTAGCCGAAGCCTTCGGCACTACACCTAACATCATTCGTGGCAAGTCCCGCACTAGACGGGCATCGTATGCCAGAGATGCACTTGCATATGTAATGCACCTGCACAACTGCACGCACGAAGAGATCTCACGCTTGGTCAACAGGCACCGCACTAGCGTAACTCACGGACTGGACCGTGTACAGGCACGCCTTGCTTCCGATGCACAGGACTGCACTGTGTACTGCTCTGCACTGAATGCCGCCTGCAACCAAGCTGGTGTACAAATCAAATACAAAAGCAATGAAACTATCAACAAAGATTAAACTAGAGTACTGGCAGGCAGTGACCACTGGTATGCCTCACGGCACCCTGGAGGCAATGCTGACCGAGGCCCTCGACAAGATGGAGGAAGAGCTAGATAAACTAAAAGAAACCAAAGCCCAGTAGGGCACACATATTATGAAACCACTAAGCGAAACACTAACAGAACTAGGGATTGCATTCAGCTTCCCTATCGAGATTAACGATGCCAACGGCAATGCGACTTACTACGAGGACAGCGATGGCGTATGGCATAAGGCTGAGTATAACTCCAACGGCAACCAGACTTACTTTGAGAGCAGCGATGGCCACAAGCGAGGAAGTCCTAAACAACCAGCCCAGTAGTGCGCATATATTATGAGTTACGAAGGTAACTGAACATTACTACCCATATATGAAGAATAAAACCTTGCAACTACTGCCAGGTTCTCACATAAAAGAAACAACACTAACAATAAAAGATTAAAAATATGAAACATACAGTACAATTCTATACATACCCCGACGGGGAAGCAGAGTTTATGAACAAGGATGAGATCGTCCTTCGATTAACAGGCAGGGGTTCAATTAATGACTGCTACGTAGGTGACCTATCCGATGGTGACCAATACTGCCAGCGACTACAGACTAAGCTACAGAAGCGGACGGCATCCGACATACTTAACTTCATTGCTGACAGGGAGATATGCATATCTTATGAGTTTGGTAGTGGCTTATGCAGCCACACTTGGAGTGGCAATGATTACGCTATCATTAAGCTCTCGGATGCCAGCGGTCAATCACTTACCAAGTACCCATACGATAATGCATCAGCATTACGTGAGGCGGTTGAATTTGTTATGGACCAGGAGGAACTATAATGGAATCACCTACAAATACCTACGTAATCGATCAGTTCTCTGACCTATACGAGAAAGCAATGTCCAATAAAAAGATTATGGATGAAGGTCGCAAGGCTGCTGCAATATTTAGAAAACTCGGATGGCTAGAGGATGCCCGCCGTACTAAGACTGGTCGAGCAACTTACCCAACCTACGGAAAGAAAAAAACATAATGG